ATACCATCAAAAAAATGGATGCCGATCTAAAAAAAGATGAAACAACCATGACGTTTTCTTCTCCAAGTGGGGAATCGGTCACTTTGGGGAAAGAAAAAGCCGATCTGCCAGATCTCGATGCCGGAAATAAATTCTATGGTAAAACACCTTAAATTCTACATCAGGGGGATCTGATGACTTTCATCTACCTCGGAGTTTATCTCATTTTCTTGGTGCTGTTTTTATTTTTTTTCCGCTGGTGGCGTATCCATAATCAATGACCATTGGGAGAAATAATCGATGGAAAAAGCCTACGCACTTCGCTCCGCAATTCCAGAGATAATGACTAATGGAAAGATAGCTGTTTATTCTACTCTCGATGTCCGGGTCTCTCATGTCGTGATCATCGATGATACGTTTGAATGGCAGAACAGAGCCAAACAAGAGGTCTGGAAATGTGGCAGATGCAAAACCTTCATCCTGCCCGATGAGAAAAACAAAACCAAGGATGGGATAAAATACCACAAGGAATGCAAACCCCCAGGAAAAGCCAAACCCCTGGAAAAGGAGATCCCCAGTCAACTACCCTGCCCTAAAGGGACGGGGCTTGAAGGAACCGAAGGCCAATCGGGACCAGAGAGACTAAAAAATTGACTACACAGTTTTTGCTGAACTGGCTGGCCGTGGCAGGCCAAAGGATGTTGAGAACGCCGCCCCTAATTTTCAACCTCTCCGTCAGTCAGTGTGGAAGGGCCGTATATAGGAGGTCTTACAGACTATGTTATTCGTACCCGTAGTAGATTTAAATCAGAAACCCTTGATGGCGACCACCCCAAACAGGGCGGCCACCTGGGTTAAATCCGGGAAAGCTACTCCGTTTTGGAAAAGGGGAATATTCTGTGTTCGTTTGAACATAGAACCGTCGGCAAGAGTTATTCAATCTGTAACCGTTGGGGTTGATCCTGGAAGTAAAAAAGAGGGATTCACCGTTAAGTCTGAGGCCCATACATTTCTTAATATTCAGAGTGATGCAGTGACTTGGGTTAAAGATGCGGTCAAGACAAGACGGGAAATGCGGAAAGCAAGAAGATTCAGAACTACCCCATGCAGAAAACCAAGATTTAATTTAGCCAAGGGCGGACTGCCTCCGTCAACAAAGGCAAGGTGGGGATGGAAGTTAAGGATTTGTCATTGGATCACAAAAATGCTCCCGATTGATTCGTTTGTTGTTGAAGACATCAAGGCCAGGACGACCGGAAAGAGAAGATGGGATAAATCATTTTCTCCGCTTGAGGTAGGAAAAAAATGGTTTTACGAAGAACTAAAAAAGATCGGAAGGGTAGAAACAAAACAAGGATTTGAAACGAAAGAATTGAGGGATACCGTAGGTCTGAAAAAAAGTGGGAGCAAGATGGCAGAGACCTTTGAGGCCCACTGTGTCGATAGTTGGGTGTTAGCGAATTCATGGGTTGGCGGTCACATTATTCCCGATAACAAGGAAATGCTTTTAATCACCCCATTGAGATTTCACAGAAGGCAACTTCATATGCTTCAGCCCGCAAACGGGGGAGTTAGGAAGCCATATGGTGGAAGTAGAAGCCTTGGATTTAAACGTGGAAGTTTGATAAAACATCCAACCTGGGGATTGTCCTATGTGGGTGGAACATCAAGAAACCGGATTAGCCTACACTCTTTAACCGATGGTCAACGGCTGTGCCAGAATGCTATTCCAGAAGATTGCCGATTTCTGGCATTTAATTCTTGGAGGACGAGGCTCTTCCCCGCAGTAAACTGACGGGGTTTCCGCCTCGTAAAATTTTATGATACAGCAACCATTAATCAATCCCCATAGGAATGAGGGGGAGGTTCTTAGTCGCTCCCCGTACGGGAGCGTGGATTGAAACTTAGGAAAAGATAAGGAGGCAATAACTTAATGAGAACTATAACTCTTAATAATCTGACGCTTCGCAACTTTCAGGGTGGTAATTTTGTTTTGGATATTCCGCAAGGGAAAGACGTTTCGGTATGCGGTGAGAATGCTTCAGGGAAAACAAGGTTGGTTAGCGGGTGGTCCTGGTTGTTATTTTCAAAAGACGCAATGAACCGCGCGGATTTTCAAATAAAAAATCTCGATGCTACGGGAGAACCAGAGCATAACCTTCAGCACTCAGTCGAAATAATCTTGGATGTTGATGGAGAGCAGATTACTTTAATGAAGACTCATTCCGAAGTCTGGCAAAGAAAGAGAGGGTCTTCTCAGGCCACGTTCACAGGTCACACAAATGAATTCCATATTAACGGAATCCCTACTCAGAAGAAACTTTTCGATGAGAAAGTCGCTGAAATAGCGGGACCGGAAGAGACGTTCAGATTGCTTACGAGTCCTACTGTATTTCCCGCGCTTCCATGGCAGCGTCAACGATCAATTTTACTCGACATAGTCGGTGATCTGAAGGATTCAGATGTTATCGCCTCTGACGAAAGATTGTCCAAACTCCCCGCAATTCTCGGAAAAAGAACCATCGATGACATGAGAAAAATTATTGCAGTCAGACGAGCTGAAATTAATAAGGAATTACCCTCTATAACAATTAGGGTGGACGAGGTACGCCGTGGAATGCCTGATGTTTCCGGTTTGGATCGCAAGCAATTGGAAGATGAGGTTTCAAGTTTAGAATTAGTGATAAACAAGAAAAAGTTAAAACTTCAAGGAATAGATAGCGGTGGCGAAATAGCAGACCTCACCAAGAAACTTTCCGGACTCAATGCCGATCTACGAAAGATGGAAGATGCCCACCGCTCTGGGTCGCTTTCAACCCAAAACCGATTGAACCAACAGATTTCGGAAGTTGAGGCTCACGCCAATGGTCAGCATCGGAGAATGCAGGCCATTTATGAAGATCTAAAAACGAAAGATAGGGGCATTCAGACTGCGGATTCCCAACTTGCCGAACTCAGAAAAAGATGGATGGCTGTAGATGCCGAGATATTCAAAGACACCACTTCCGATACTTGCCCCACTTGCAACCAAGCCCTTCCCTCCGATCGGGTCCAGGAGGCCCGAGATAAGGCTCTTGGAGCGTTCAACATAAGTAAGGCCCAGAGATTAGGAGAGATCGATTCGGGGGGGAAGGACCTAAAAGCTAACCGCGACCGACTCGCGGGGGAAATCGAGGCCCTCAAGAAAGAACGTGAGGTCATCACAACGAACTTACCAGAAACAGAGACAAAACTAAAGACCCTCACCGAAGAACGAGACGCCCTGAAACGATCCTCTGAGGATTTTACGGGGCTCCCGCATTGGCCCGAACTTTCTGAGGAGATCGAAAACACAGAAATTCTGATCAAGGAGGAAAGAGAAGGCAAGGCCCAGGACATCGAGAAGGTCAAGGTGGAGATATCAGCCCTACAGACTGAATTCTTTGCCGCAAAGGCCAAAGTTGATATGTTCACCCGCCGGGAGCGGGGAGAGAGGCGAATCGAGGAACTTAAAATTGAGGAAAAGAAACTTTCTGCCGAGTTTGAAAAGCTGGAAGGGGAACTCTATCTGATCGAGCAATTCATCAAAGCGAAAGTCGCTATGCTCACCGATAGGATCAATGGGAAATTCGAAATGGTCAGATTTAAACTGTTCGATACCCTCATCAATGGCGGGATCGAAGATTGTTGCGAGATCACCGTCAATGGCGTCCCATTTAACGGCGGATTAAATTCAGGAGCCAGAACTCAAGCAGGTTGCGACATCATCAGGACTCTGCAACAGCATTTCGGAATGAGGGCGCCGGTATTTGTGGATAACAGGGAAAGCGTCAGTGACCTTCCGTCGCTGGGGTGCCAGTTGATTTCTCTTATTGTATCGCCCGAGGATAAAATTTTAAGGGTGGAGGTAGGCTCTAATGCCTAAGTTCATCGATCTAACCGGAAAACGGTTTGGAAGATTGACAGCAATTCAACAGGTTGAAAAGGTTATCACTGTTAAACTTTGGGAATGTAAATGTGAATGTGGAGTTACGACACTTCGGAATAGCAATACGCTTCGGACTGGGCATACCAAAAGTTGCGGATGCCTTTCGAGAGAAGCACTTACCAAGCGTACTAATTTAAAACATGGTCTTTCAAAACTTCCGAATGGAAAAGTCAACCCTCTCTATCATGTATGGACACAAATAAAACAAAGGTGCAGAAACCCAAGAGACAGCGGGTTTAAGGACTATGGAGGCAGGGGAATAACCTTCTTCGCTCCATGGGATGACTTCAAGGTATTTTACGATTGGGCCATGTCTGCGGGATATGTTCCTGGGCTTACGATTGAACGGATTGACAACGACAGAAACTATGAACCAGAAAATTGCACCTGGATATCATGGAACCAGCAAAGAAAAAATAATCGGAGAGTAATAAAAATCACTTACGGTGGAAGAACTCAAATTCTTTCCGATTGGGCAAAAGAATTAGGAATAAAGTATTCCACTATCAATTCAAGACTTCAAAAGGGCTATTCTATCGAAAAAGCATTTCAAAAGGAGGCAATAACATGGAACAGAAAGTGGAACAGGGAAGCAAGAAAGAAAAGAGAAATCTACCCGCAGAGAATAAAGGGTCGGTTTCAGAAAGATTCACCGCAATTATAATCAGAGAATTTTCGGGTGCTGTCGGAAAGCTTGATATGTCTCCGTATCAGCGCCGTCTTGCTCAGCATCTTTTCATCAAGATTGACCAATCCCTGAAAGACCTGGAAAAGAAAAGGGCCGAAAAGGACAAGGATGGACTCCCGATTGTATGGGCGAATATCAATCTTGAAAAGCTCGCTATCGATTCGATTCACCGGATTGAACTGGGGTTGGACGCCTTGATCCCGAATCACATCTCTCCGATCCCCTACTTTAACAGCCGCCTGAAAAAATACGATCTTGATCTGAGGATCGGATATGCCGGAAAGGACTACTATCGGCGGCAGATGGCCGTTGACCCTCCCGAAAATATTATCTATGAACTCGTTCACGAAAAGGATGTTTTTAAGCCGGCTAAGGCATCGTTCAAAAACCCTGTTGAATCCTACGAATTTGAAATACCAAAACCCTTCGATCGTGGAAAAGTCATTGGCGGATTCGCATACATGGTCTATGGAGATCCAAAGAAGAACCGTCTTTTCATCGTCACGGAAGCAGATTTCAATAAATCCAAGGCCAAGGCTCAGAGCAAAGTTTTTTGGGACGACTACCCAGAGCAGATGGAGTACAAGACCATTGTGAACCGGGCGACTGGAAAGATCCCGATAGATCCCGAGAAGGTAAACGCATCTTTCAGGTTCGTGGAAGAGCAGGAAGATACCGCCGATGCTGGAATAGTCCAGGCTGAAATTGAGAGCAAAGCCAATAAGGGAGACGTGATCAATATATCGACGGGAGAAATCTTGTTCGAGGAAAAGAAAGGTGTGCCGGAAGGTGGGGTAAAATCCGAAACCGACGAAGACATTCCCTCCCCTGAAGAAGAAAAGGCAATGATGGAGAAAAAGGGGATGATCCCAAAAGAGAAGGCGAACGGCGGGCAAGCCAGGAGAAATCCAGGTTTCTAAGGAACGAAAATGAAATTCACTTCCTTCGCCTCATCATCTCGGGGCAATGCCTATCTCCTTCAATCTGATGGTGTATCTCCTCTTCTCTTGGAAGCAGGACTCCCGATCAAGCAACTCCGGGATAAGTTGAGGGAACGCGGAGTAAGCCTTTCGGATCTGGCGGGATGCCTTGTGAGCCATGGACATCAGGACCATTCTAAAGCGGTCAAGGATGCTCTAAGGGTAGGGATGGATGTAGGAATGTCGAGACAAAGTGCCGAAGTTCTTGGAGTGCAGGATCATCATAGAGTTTTTATCTTGGAACCAGGGGTGCAAAAACAAATCGGTGCTTGGACAATTCTTCCCTTTCCCGCGGTTCATGATGTTCCGTGTCTCGGTTTTGTTATTGGTCGTGGGGAAGAACGGCTTCTCTATCTTACAGATAGTGCTTATGTTGAGCATCGTTTTGCGGGCCTTACTCACATTATGATCGAGGCGAATTATATTGGGGACATTCTCAGCAAGAACATCTTGGAAGGCAATCTTCCTACAATAATCAGCAAAAGGGTCCGCCGCAATCATTTAAGCCTCGAAAATCTAATTGCAATGCTTAAAGCGAACGATCTTTCTAAATGTAGACAAATCTTTTTGCTTCATCTTTCAGACGGGAACAGCGACGAAAAACGGATGAGGCAAGAAGTTGAAGCGGCGACGGGTATTCCTACCTATCCTCTGAAGTAGAAAAAAGATTGAAAGGAGATGGAGGGAAAGATAAATAGCGGCGAGGCAAGGCGGGGCGAGGCGGGGCAATTTTTTAGAGGTGCACCATGCTCATATAAAAAAAGGAGGCATTATGGAACAATTTCAAATCTTACCGATCGCAAAAGTCTTTGAATCATCACTTAACCCAGTAGTGCTGGAGTTGCTATGAAAGCCATCAGCCTTTTCGAACCCTGGGCAACCCTGATTGCCCTGCGCCTAAAAAAATTCGAAACCAGATCTTGGCCTACTGCCTATCGTGGGCCACTGCTGATCTGTGCATCAAAAAAGAGGCCTCCACTTAATAAGATCATCGGAATTCTTTATCGGGCCGGGATTACGTGGAATGATCTTAGTCCGGGTCGGGCAGTCGCGATCGTTGACCTTGTCACTATCCTAAGAACAGATGATATCGTGATTCAGGGAAAGGGGATTGATCAAAATTGGCCCCAGGGGGACGAATTATATTTTGGGGATTTTTCTCCGAATCGCCATGTCTGGAAACTTCAGAACATCCGACGATTTGTGAATCCTCCATATATTATGGGCAGGCAAGGAATCTTCAATGTCCCAGATGACCTTATCAAAGACCTTGAAACCTATCCACCTTTGCCAATTCCAACACCTATGATTCGATTTGAATCTTTAAAATCCCAAAAGAAGTGATTAATAAATGGAATCTCTTACGGTAGAAAAATCTTCCTTGACCTCTCCGTGGATAGGTGATAACTTGCCTTTCTTGAGGGAGGCAGCATGTATGAAGGGAGGAGTCTATACAAAGGAGAAGTGTCCTGTCTGCCAAGGAAATTTTCAGAATGTCAAGAATGATCTCCTCTGCCCATCTCACCTAACAAGGCCTAAGCATTGCTTCATCCAGGTCTATGATAAATTCTCACATAAGACCGTTCAGGTCTACACGGATCCCGAGACGAGAGAAAGTTTTTATTCTTACGAGCAGGCCTATCAGCTCTTAGGTAAAATGCGGCGGGAGATCAAGGCCGGCAACTTCGAGCCTTCAAGATACGTGGCAGAGAAAATCAAGCCCCTCCGATTCACTATTTGGTCTGATAAATGGTATGAAGTCAAACGGATAGAAGTTCAAAAAAGGCTCCGTGCCCCCTCGTATCTAAAAATGCTCAAGGTCCATCTTTCAAAACTCAAAGATTTTTTTAAGGACATGGATATCCGGGATATCGGGAATAGGCAAATCAATGACTTCTACCTCTGGCTTGATGGGTCCCCGAAATATATCAAAAATATCATGGATACCTTCCGCAAAATGCTCAATGATGGGTTTGATTGGGGGGACATTAAGATCATGCCCAAATTCCCGAAGATCGAAATGAGTGAATCATTCATCAGGACGATAGATCTCGACCAACAAGATATGATTATCAATGCCATTCCGGACCAGATGGATAGGGCGTTCATTCTTTTTACGGCCCGACAGATGGTTCGTCCTTCAGAAACAAGAGCTCTCTTCTGGGATGATCTCGACCTAAAACATGATAGAGTGATTATACAAAGGCACTTCTCCCTCAATGAGATAAGGGAAACGACCAAAGCCAAACAGGTGAAAATCCTTCCCTTGGACGGGGAGGTAAAAAAGACTCTTCAATGCCTCCCTCGGCATATTACCTCCCCGTTCGTTTTCCAGAAGAAGGGTAGGGCATTTAGTGAGTCATGGCCAAGAAAGTTGTGGAATCGAACCTCTAAGCAGTTAGGAGTTGAAATTTCTCTTTATCAGGGAACCCGCCATTCATCGGCAACGGAAGCGGTCAACAGGGTGGGTGTGGATTCCGTTCAAGAATTTCTACATCACACGAGTAGAAGTATGACAAAACGATATGCGAAGATGAACGTGAATGGATTGAAGAGGGTACTAAGGGAAAAATGAAAATAGGAGAAACTATATTTTATCCCAAAAATCGTGATAATCGTATTTCAATAAAGAAGATCGAAAGAGGATTTTATTTGGTAAACGGAAAAATAGAAGTAAGATGGTTTAAAAACGCCAAATGGATTATACGTAATGGACTTGATGGATTATACGTAATGGATTTGCCGGAGAGCCCACGGAGACCAATTTCCATTGATGAACATGAAATCAGTCCTAAGAAATAAGCAAACCTCTTTCCAAACTCTTTCTAATTGCGAAACCAGAAAAAATAATGTTAAGATTTCGGGAGATTAGGGGCGGTGACGTGGGTTCGAATCCCACCCTCTCCGCCATGTATCAATTTCTAATATATCAAAATCATTAATATATTTAGAAGACACGATCGGAATTTTGACCTAATTTCTCTTTCCAAACTCTTTCCGGGGAGATAAAAAATGAATCTCGTCTTAAAAATTGCCCCATTGGAAGGATATCCTATAACAAGAGATTAAGGAGTATATAAATGAGTAAAAATAAATGGGCAAATAGAGTAATCTATAAGCATTCTGATGATAAGAAAAAAATGGTCATAGAAGAATATCTGAAAGGATTAAGTTCAATAGAGATTGCTAAAAATTTTGGACTTAGTAAGTATGCTGTCTGGAAATGGACAAAAGATGCCGGGATCGCTGGCTGCATTCCATAAAGTTTATTTCCCGGCTAAAAGACCTATTAAAAAAAGAGCTAATCCCGCAATTCCATAAACCTCCCAATTCCCCTTTGGTTTTGACATCTCAGCCAATTTCAAACTTCGATCTGTGACGTCTTTCATCTCTACAAAGGCTTTATTAGTAGCGGCGATCTCTTGATTCTTCAAACCAATAACCTTCTCATTCAAATCGTTCTTCTTTTCCTCCAAAGCCAATAATTCCCTAACGATTGCAAGATCACTTTTAAGAGCGGTTATGGTATTCGATTGTTCCTTAGCCAACTCTTCCAGAAGGGGATATTTCTGAGATTCCTCATCCCATTTCCTTAAATCAGGAAGATTTATTTCAATCTCAAAAATTGGTTGCTCAACGCTTTCTCTTGACTGAGGGAAAGCGTTTTTGCAAATCCCCGATGAGAATATCAGGGTCAGTGCTAACAACCACATTTTTAAGTTTAACACGAAGGTCATAAACGACTCCTTCAAGCCTTGTTATCTCTTTGACAGATTCTCCGTCCCTCTTTTGCAAAAGGACTACATTTTTCTGAAGTTGCTTCTTCTCCTTCTCCAATCCAGCAATCTCTGTTTCTCTTTGACTAAGTTCCCCTTCTAAGGTTTTTACGATCCTGGTCTGATCCTCCCTTAAATTGTCCAGAGCTATTTTATACAACTTGCTGGACATAGCCCAACCTGAGAAGTATTGCCAAAGGAAAAGCCCAAAAATGATAATCCCAACCCAAAACCACCATTTTTTTATCATAGAGTTTCCTACTTTTTAAAGACGAACCATCTTCCAGTTGCGATCCTTCCCTCTAAAATAACACCAGCCACGAAACCAATTCCAAGCACTAATAAATACCACCCCATTTCAATCACCTCCCCTTAAAAAGAATTATTAAAACAGCTAACAAAATTCCGAAAGAAATAACCAGCATCAATATCTTTGCCTTCATTTAGATGAACCCCGCTTTTTCATACATGGGAGACCATCTATCTAAAATCTTTACAACATAATCTCTATTTTCCTTGATAGCCCATGCTGCTCTATTGGAAAACATCTCGACATTCTCAAACCACTTCATTTGATCACAACAACAAGGAGCATCAAAACATAACTTACGATCTCGATCAAGCCATCCCTTACCACCATTATATGAACTCAAGGTCATAGCCCACCGTTGGCGTTCCTGATAAACCTCTGATAACTTATCATATATCCAACGATCATACTTCACGCAAGCTCTAATCGCCCATCGAGCGTCAAGGGGATTGTTCTCTCCTAAATCTACCGGATACAATTTTGAAATCCACTTTGCCGTATCTGGCGTAAATTGAGCAAGGCCAGAAGCATATTGACTCTTGGCATCTGGGTTCCAACCGCTCTCTTGATGTATCTGAGAATAGAAAACAGTCGCTCTTTGCTCAAGGCCCCAGTAGTAGTTCACCTCCGCTCGAACTGCTCGTTTCAACCCGTAAGCAAGCGACGAGATTCTGGGATCATGAATACTATCAATAATCTGCTCTTCTATCGCTGGCTGATTACTGACTGCGTTAATTTCAGACACCGAGCAAGACGCCAATGATGAAAATAAAAATAGAATCATCCAACCAATCACACTAACTTTGATCATTCTACGAGATATACTTAGATTTCTTTTATGCTCTTCAGATAAATGCCTTCCTTTCATGGTCGCACTAATTTTTTCTCTTACCTCTGGACGTTTGGCTACATTATTCTCACCACTTAATTTCTTCCTCACTTCTGGACGTTTGGCCGGATTAAGATCTCCCATCAACCAAGGAGTTTTACGACCTTTCAATCCCTTACTAATTTTTTCTCTTGCTTCAAGAGACATGGGGATTCCTCTTTTTCGTTCACTCATTTTCTTTCTTGTTTCCAACGATAGATGTCCTCCCTTATTCCCCTTATTCCAGGAAGTTCCCCTCATAGCTTTACGGATTTTTTCATTAACCAATGATCCAAGATTACCGCCATCTCCACCGTCGCTAATGTTATAACCATTTGGAACTTTGGTTTTGAAAAAATCAATGAAGAATCTCTCTAAAAAATTCAATTTATCCTTTGTATCACACCAAGCTATTATTTCTTTTTTAAAGTTTTTTCTTCCGTGTTGCTGGATTGCACTTCTTAAATATCTCCCTGAACCTAAATAATCTGGATCATTATTGGAGTCCTGCCCAATATAGGACTTGCTGTTAACGAGATTAGATGTTTTATAGACAATCATAAATAAATTTATACCCCGAGCAAAACTCCAATTATAAACGCAGCCATAATAGCGCCGCGATAGATAAGGATGCCCAAAAGCTTGATCGAGTCCGAAAGCTCATTTGCTCTGTCCTCCGCAAGCAGTTTAGATAGGCTCATCTCAGGATGAAGGGCCTTGCTCGTCACGTATCCAGTGATAGCAGCGGCAACCCCAAGCATAAGTTTCCATAGGCCAAGCTGTCCAATGCTGTTTGGAGTGGCCACGAATTTAAAAAACATAAAGAGCAGGACAAGAAATAAGAACAGCCACTTCGCGGTGAAAACGGCTCTGATTGGTGCGACGCTTTTTAACTTTATTTCTTTACCTCCTTCCCCAGTACTTCTTCCAATTCTTCAAGATCATACCGAATTCTTTTGCAAACGAACTTCATCTTATCCCTATCCATTATTTCGACGAGGTGCCTTCCCCTATATGCCCATTGCTCGATCTGTAAAAACTTATTGATGAAGTCAGCTTTATCATTTTCCATGGTCTTATTTTTTAGGTTCAGGGTTGTTCTCGTGTGGGAGTTTTTCTTTTCGACCATCAAGCTTCCACTCAAGCCCCTTTATCCTATCTCTCAACCCATCTTCACCGGCAATTAAAATTTGAATAGATTTTATTTCTCCAACTATCTCATTCCTGACTTCCCTCTGATTATTCCAGAGAAAGCCGACGGTCGCCAACATAAGCATTACAAAAATCCCCACCCCCCATTTAACGGAAGAAGTAGAGGCTTTTTTGGCGATGATGTCCCACTGTTTCTCACCAACATCTTTTAGGTTCTGAATCTCGTTGCAAAATTTCTCGCACAAAGCTTCTATTTTAGAATGTTCTCCTAAAGGGCATTTTTCATCCACGATAAACCTCCTTTCAATTTATCCATGCCACAAAACTTACTCCCGATGGCGGTGGTTCTGCTGCTTCTTCCGCTCCCCAAGCTCCCCAAGCTGGCTCTGGATCTGCAAGATTCGCTACAAACATCCAATCAACATACATGGGCGAATAATAATTAGCTGTTACAGCGGCCATGAACCAAGCCGGCAAACTGGCCGTAGGAATCTGGGTCGTATGCTCCTCTACCAGAGTATCATTAAAATAAAACTTCACACTTGCATTACTTAATCTATCTATTTGAAAAATGACGTAAGCATCCGTATAACCCCCACCCTGGCTAATTTGGTTCCAACCAGTCAAGTATGTAGAGGTATATAAAAGTGTCGTGGCACCACCTACCGTAAGGACCATGACACTTTCAACAGCAGTCTGATCAAAAACAACCTTAAAACCCGCCCAATTCCGATAAGCTGCATTTGCATTGGCGGGGAATTTAATACTGGCCCTGAATCTCTTATATTGAAATGTCGTTTTAGATTTTATTCCTTCAGAGGCTTGATTTAACGTTAAAATTGTTCCTTCTTCGGTGGGTGTCCCACTCTTTGTCCATTCATTTGCTCCCGTGGTCTTAACAGAACCCGCATTAAAATGATCATGCAAAAGAAAAGTTTTCGACCCACTTGCCCCTCCTGAAAAATGAGCAGTGGCATAACCTGATTGAATATAATAACTATTATCTTGAGAAGATGAATAGTACAATCTCCAATAATCGCCAACTTGGATTAAAACGGGAGTCTCAGCCCAACAGCCATCCCAGTCTCCACGAGTATAGTTTAATACAGGATTGCTTCCATATTTTATCCAACCACTATCTTTAGAAGCCGATGTAGCAAGACCAATGTTAGTAAAAACTGTGCCATCATCCCCTCTGTAGTACCACATATAATAGGTTGAACCAAACTTCTTAACACACGGTTCACCAACAAAAACCTCTGGGGATGTTGTAGAAACTAATGGGTTATTCCCACTTTTTGTCCAGGTAATCAGATCGGTACTTGTAGCCAAACCAATCTTCATGGTTGTCAAACTACCCCTTGTACCTCCTGTATAGTATAGGTAATAGGTGCTATCTTCCTTAAATATATTTGTCCCAGGAGTGACAACACTAATTTCCCACCCTGAACCAGCAGGACTCATTACTGGATTGCTTCCACTTCTTGTCCATGAAATTCCATCTGAACTCGTAGCCAACCCTACGCAAACATTTCCAGAAGCATCTGCCGCACCACCATAAAGCATATACCAGGTGCTACCTTCTTTCCAAACGACAGGGTTGCCAACGTTATAATCATCCCACTGACCAGCCGTTCCGAAAGCAAGTATAGGGTTACTACCGTGCTTAGTCCATGTGATTCCATCCGTGGAGGTGGCGAGGCCGATTTGGCACTGAGTAGATGACCTCCAGCCATTATAATAAGCATAGTAAGTGCCGCCTTCATTCCAGATTGAATGGATGGCAACCCAAGCATCGTCCCACTGTCCACTTGCCCCAGGAGTAAGACATGGGTTATTGCAAGACTTTCCCCAGTTTACACCGACGGTTGAAGGATCGCCAACGGCACCCCATCCGTAATACATATAGAAGTTAGTTGGCGTGACTCCAATCAAATCAAACTCAATCCAAACTGTCGCTAATCGATTTGGGGAAGCGCCTGTGATGGACTCAAACGAATGATCAAGAAGAGTCGTTCCATCGGCAGCGGTAAAACGAAGATCATCGAAATCAGACCGACAATGAGAATTGCAGTCAACATTCTCACCTGTCGCCCCTGCACTCTCACCGACCAGAAGTTTCATCTGATAATTAATGTGTTGCATGTCATAGGTCTGACCAGAGGCATTTGCCCCGGGATAAACTATGCTGATGGTAAGGTGGGTGTTGTCGGTTATGGTGGCTATGGTATACCAATTGCTATCAGGTAATTGGATCTTATCTCCAAGTATCCACTGTAAGAAAAAAGTGCTGGTTCCAACAACGGCAGCATTTCCATTGGTAACAGCAACGGTTCCAGCTATTGAACCAGAAGCAGTTATCGGCTGCAATTTTCGATATGAATACCCAGAGAGCCAAGCCATAATTTCTCCTTATATTGTTAGATCAACCTGAATAGCAACCTGTGTTGGAGATCCAGCCACCGTTACGACCATGATCTCAAGTTTATCTCCCGCGACATAAGCTGTGTTCTGCACCGCGCCACCATCCATCCACTCATCCGCATTGGTGAGGGACAAGGCAGCAGCCAGATGGTTACTTGCCCCATTCAATCTCGCGTTGATCGTTGCCCCAGTTCCGCCAACCCGATATCCTCTAACGTTGGTCACGGTGCAGGCATATGGTGCTCGCCAGACAATTACGTTGATAGCTCCTGTTGGGGAAAGAATCGTTCCACCACGACTGATAGTTTGAGAAGCGGCGACATACCCCTTCGGGTTGAATAATACCCATTTATCAGCCGTAACATTATAAATTAGATGCAACTCATGGCCTGCACCTATAATATCACTTGCGGCAAGCGCAGCAAGATTCTCTTTAACGATTGTTTTTGCAACAAGTCCATCTGGTGCAAAAGTCGGCGTTGTAATTGTATTAGCTCCCGCTGCCCTAATTATCACTTCCATTTTATCTACAAGGGCTGTGAAGGTTGGAGAGAACACAGCGGTGATCGCATCCACCGTGCCGCCAACTGAAACGGCGACGTTCACACGTCCTTGAAAGGTTTGATGCCCCGTAAACCTATTGTCAGCAGTAAGACTTGCCCCTCCAGCCACCCCAACGGATTCGATCATCACAAGCATCTTAGTCGCTGACAAGGCATAACCAATGATCTGGATATTTGCATCTGGTGGAGTTTGAGTCAATGCCCCAGCGTTTAATGGATCGAGATATATTGCACCACCAATCGTTCCCCAAGCCCACCCGGCATTGATGATCTCACCCATCCGATGGATTCTGATCTCATCAGAAGCATCTCCACCCTCAACTGCCAAACCTTGGCACGGCTGTTTTGCTCCATTGGCCTGCGCCTTATACCATTTGCTATCTGCTGCTTTAAGGTAGAGAGGCTGATGCGCCGTCACCGTTTCCCCGAGCATTCCAATGATTCTGGTTGGCATCATGTCGTCGATCTTTTCCATATCGGTGGCCATGATTACGTCCCAACCTTGCACCGAGTAATCTATGGTATGCAAATCGTAACGAGGTGTTGTCATAAACTTCTCCTTTTATTTAGAGTCTTAACCCTTTGTATCTTTTGTTTTCTTCTTCTGATAAAGGCCACTTATCTTTCTTTGAGTCATTTAATTTTCCATCAAGTATCTGAAGATTATCAGGATGATGTAATCCTCCTTTGCTTAAGGGTATGATATGATCAACATGGGAGTTAAATATTATAGTTTCAATCCACGCTCCCGTACGGGGAGCGACTGTGGTCATCTTGCTCCTCCGATTTTACGATGATGGGACATAGTTCCTTTTGCAAACGACCTCCGCCTGAGCGGATTCATATAGGACGCCGTTCTCCGCCCGATAGTTTGAAATCTTAAACAAGACCTCTTCGGCAAGCGAGCCATTATCAAAGAGGTTCATCGCCTCGGTATAAGTCCATGAAGCCGCATCGATGGCGTTGACCGTATCAACTTTGATCCCACCCACCCAAATTTCAATCTTAAATAAACCTTCTCTATCCGATTCGGAGGTGACGACCCCCGGAACTCCAATCCCCGCTCCTTTCCCTCTATAACGAGGAGACCAAGTTAGGATGATATCGTCATCGTATCTTGCGGCAAAGTTTCCCCCATTCGAATTAAAATTTCCTGGGATATAGGGCGTTCGCCACCTGCCTATAATGTTAAAGTCAATCGGCGTGGCAAGCGATATGTCCCCTCGCTTCCGAACGTTGTAAGGGACGAGTTTAAAATCCCTGTTCACGCCTACCACAATCTCCTCATGGGATAAAAACATTAAATCCCTGCTCAACATATAAAAGTTCGTCCCTATCACATGGTTGGCTTTCACCGTGTCCATTCTTCCACGGATGATGTTCGTGATCCTATACTTCAGCCCAGACACAGGAACTATAGTCTTAAAAAATATGATCTCACTTCCCATTAAAGCAATGTTCTCAATCCCAGCGATCGTGTTCACCCACGTCGTCGTCTCCACAAGAGCGGCGTCCGCCTCATTCCTAAATTCCACGATAAATCCAATCTCGGTATCATCGATCATATAAGTCTCAGAATAAGCAAAATTGACCACCTGCCCAAACGAGACAAGGTTGCCCACATTATTTGATAAGAGAGAATATGAGACTCCATTGTCAATGCTTATGTAGGCATCGAAACCAAGATCAAACAGACCTTCCCGGCTTGCGACCAAAATAATTTCAGGGTCAATGTTATCAGTCATCGCATAAGGAACCTCCATTGCCATCTGCTTAGTGAATGGGATCAAAGTATAATCGGGTCTTGGAATAGTGTTGTCCGTTGGGATCGTGTACTCATCGATCACCCGAGAGATGAAGTAGAAGTCCTCAATGGCGCTGATGACGATGTTCTCAGACTCAAGTTCCTGCTCCTCCTTTTGAAGCACCCTAAAAACAGCGTTACTAATCCCGTGTTTTAAATAAGTATATTTGAAGCAATCCCCAACCTCCAACTGAAATGCCTTCCGATTTGCCACCAACTGCAACATAGCAAAGGGATAAGAAGATTTAAGAAGATGCTGGCGCCCGCCCCAGACGGCATTTTTATTTGTAGTAAATAGCGCCAGTTGAATTGTCTTTGAGACAACTCTTCCCTGAACACCGATGTTTCCCGTATCCACCGCGATCGGGTCAGCCGTTGATTGTCGAATTTCCACCGTCATAATATTATAAGTGCTCCATCTGTACTCATAAACCAATTGTAATTCCAGAGGTTACTGGCCTATCTATGTCAACCACAAAAGCCTCTGTTACTAAATCACTGGAACGTACTTTCTCATATCTGGCTCTGTAAGAGCCAGTTGACCCTCCAAAATCATCTCCACCAACATAGAATATTCCATCATAGACAGGGGTTAAATCCAAAGCACAGTTTGTGTTGCCAACCTGCCATCCTCCAGTACAGATAAGAGTTCCATCAGCTTTCGCTCGCTTTTCATAAAGAGCTGCTCCTGAACCACCAACAATGATAATATTGGCCCCAGTTCCATCATCGATGATTTTATATGGGATTCGATTGGCACCTGGAGATTGAGTCCAAACTAAAGTTGGAATACTCTTATCAGTCCATTTTTGAACTGTCCAGTAATCGGTCGTGCCCTTATAATAACCTACATAGATTCCGCCTGCATCTACGTAGATACCTGCACCATAATAATAATCCATGTTTACGGTATCCCGCCATGCCCAAACATCCACATTGCCTTCTGTAAATTTGCATAGATACAAGCGATTATAGTAATCCTTCCCAATCGCATAAATATTCCCACCATAAAGACAAACATCCTTATATCCATGATACCCAGGGAATGTCCCAAAAACTCTTGACCACACTAAAGACCCGTCTGAGATATTTCTTTTCTGGAATACTTGTGAAAGTGAACTATCGTCTGTCATCCAACAATAAAATGAAACTCCATCATCGCTTAAAAGAATATGCGACCATGTTCGGCCAGAATAGTTAGTGGGTAAACCTGGATCATAGATAAAACTATATATTGAAGATAAGTCAGAGGCTTTTCTCTTTTGGATTCTCCAATCTGGATCTGCTCCCCCAAGACTAATGTCATGCGACAATACTATGAGTGTATCCTCCGAAGGAACATATTTAATTCCAGGCCGGTTGGCTATTCCACTCTGAGAATAATCCCCAAGATTAACCTCAGAGACAAAACTTAAATCACTCATATTTCGCTTCACAAGTTTTGTCTGTCCAGCCCAAGGACTACTCGATGGATACCCTTGAACTCCATAAACATGGGTGTAAGGGGACGGTCTTTCTCCAAGAATCTCCGAGTATTGCACCTTCACCTCGTTGATGGTGTCGATCCAACTTCTACGGGAAAAGGTCGGTTCTTCAAGCAACTTTGATTCGTTGATAATAGGCAAATCGGTCGGATCAACGTACCGTATTAGTTTAGGGTGAAATTTTCCATCTGACCCATAGCGCAAGATACAATCTACGTGGCTGTTGATTGCCTCAAGATAATTCAAGGTGGCTTGATGAACGTCAAAAAGAATGCTAATCCCTCGTCCTTCTCCAAACAATTCTGTTGCAACCGCCAAAAAATCTACTGGATCAACCCATTCTACCGGAAGTCCCGCCTTTTCTATTAACGTGTGCCACAGTGCATGGGCAGGATTTATGTCATAGGTCTGGATCTGGCTCGTAGGTTCATCAAACATTGGTGGAATTTTTTTCACCACAAACGACATTGATGGCATCCGGTTATATTCGTTCATAAAGAAAGCGTCAAAGAATGCCCAACAAAGATGGCGGTATCCCGTGTTTAGGGTCGGATCAGGAATAAGAGTTCCAGCATTAACGTTTGGCATTTGGTCATCCGTGCCAAAGTAAAAAACCATCGTCCCTCCTCCCTCGATCTGGATCGTCGCCTCTCCACCAGATTCAGGGCGTGTTAACTCCCCTTCCCAAATTGGGTCTTGATCCCTAAAGACAGTGTATAAACAATCTGCTGGCCCCATGCAGATGCCCAATGCCCAAGAAGCATAATACTTATACCCGCTGATTGCCCGAACTCCTTTTGCTGGCCGATACCAGATAGGTCGATTAAACTCCTTTCCAAAAAATAACAGTTGCCCCGTGATCTTCGCCGTTCCGAGCACGTCAAAGATCGGGTTCCCAATCACGTTGGTCATGATCTGAAGCCCTTGCGGTGCGGGAGCACCGGGTTGTTTAACATCCGGTTTAACAGGGTCAACGATGCCGCCGAGAGAATAACCTATGATGGCACCATAAATAGCACCATACCAACCACCAATAATAAACCCTACGATGGCGCCAAGGATTGCGCCGATCCATTGTCCCGTGCTCATTTTAATATCCCCAATTCATTACATATAGAGTCCACTTGATTATAAATCACAAATTCAGGATCATAGTTTTCTACTGCAAAATCATTATAAGCAATAGCGGCTTGCTCTTCAGTTACAAAACATCCAAGATATATTAATTTTTCCTTTAATTTTGCTGAAGCCTGCCATCTGTGATTTTTATAGTTAAAGCAAACATTTCTGAAACGAGAAGAAGTTCCCATACGTTTCTTAGAATTCAATTGGTTTTGACGATTAGTACAAAGACGAAGATTATCTTCTTGATTGTTTAAACCATTCCGGTCTTTGTGATCGGTGAAGATACCTTTAGGAGCATTTAAAATGATACGATGGAGATATCGAGATGGGGTGTCAAAGGGAGCATGCTTAGGACGTCCCCAAGCATAAATAATACCTGTTTTTCCGGCCAACCCAGTTATATTCCAATCTTTAAAGAAATCAAACCAAACATCATCAAGTTTAGTGGTAAAATTTGAATATTTGCCTTTCAAACATAATTCTTTCATACAATCCCCAAAAATCACACTAAAATTCGATAAGCGAACCGCATCCGTTTTCTCAGACCTTTCTCCTGAGCAGAGGCTCGACATACCCCAACCATCTCAATCGCCTGATATAAATGGCCATCAAAAAATATCCCAACGTGTGAGGCCGCCTTCCTATAGTGAAGAAGAACCATGTCTCCATTAAGAAAGGATTCAAACCCGATGCTCTCGCACCTAAATTCTTTCTCGATCGTTTCTTTCAGCAACTCCCTCGTGTTGTGAAGATGCCAGTCCTTCGGATAGTCAGGCATTAGATTCTTTCTCCATTGCAAGACGCCAATCTCTTCAAAAACTCTTGCCACAAAATAGGCGCAATCGCATCCAAGGCCTTTCACACCACACTGGTGCCGGAAGGGAGTGGGGGGGTCGATCCAACTATCCAGTATCTTTTTCAACTCTCTCTGTTTTTCTTTATCGTCAAAAAAATATTCCATCACGTCCTCATCGCCGGATTTTCGATCGGAATGTATGGATGCCCAAAAAAGTTAAAGATATTATCAAACTTATCTCTGCACGTCGCCGCCCGCCCATCACATCCTGGATAAACATCCACATCGCCATCAGAAATATCATCGTTATTAAGATCAAGGTTAATCATGCGATAAGACATAGTAATTGTATTAACTGAGTGAGCAACTATGGTTCTTTTTTCAACTCCAAATTCCACAGTGCCCCCAATAAAATAACCTGCGGTATATGTGCCAAAGATAATGGCCGTCAATATAGTCTTTGTAGGATCAAGTGTTACCGTAACCGGAACTTTATATTTTATCTTCATATCACGAACTATTGCTCCTCCGGTGTCAGCAGTTTCCCCTTCATTTGCCCCTGCATTAACATAAGTAAAATGCATCGTGTCGGGAATAGAAGCGACCTCCCACGTTCCATCATAACCCGCGCTCCCCATCTCAGAAATAACGGCCCAATCTCCAGGAACGAGTTCGTGAGCAATCTTAGTTTCTATGGTGGCGACATTGCCCGCTCTCCCGCGATTTACGCTTGATACGGAGACGCCGTTGCACTTTGAATCAAACACCTTCCAGTTGCAGGTGATCTGATATCTTTCGGTCGGGATCGGCATCTTTAAAAAGTGCTCAAACCCGACGCACTCGACATCGGCCTGGATCCCCTTAAAAGAGACGCTTTTAATTTGGCCAAGAAATATCACGTCAGC